CAAACGCCAGCCGGTAGCTGGTCGCTGCGGTCAGGCCCGATGCAGGGGTGGCAAACGTCTGTGCGCCGGTCGTGGTGCGTGCGGTTTCAGAGCCAGATGCAATCGCAGCCGTGCCGGTGGCGTCCTGCCCAGCCTTGACCTGAGCAACACTCGGATCAGCGCTTGCCGAGGGGTAGAGGACGTAATAGATTAAGGCCATATCAGAACGTCAGCGTGACTTGCGGCACGGCGCTGGTGGCGGTGATGCTGGTGGCCATTGCGGAGGACAAAGTGGGTACGCTCGGGCCGCTTGCCACATAGTAATCAAAACCAATATCCCACGGCCCGATGCTCGGCCATGTATCGCCGTCGATGTCAGTCGTGAAGTCTGCGAAAAGGTTGACGCCAGCGCCGCGCAACCCAGAGCCGCTGGATAGATGGAAGTCGCCACCCGCAGCATCCACGAAGTCCTCGCTCGTTACGTCAGAAAGGTAAGGCGACGTGCCGATAGGCGCGATCAACGAGCCATCGGACGCGGCGTTGTTCGAGCTGGTGCTTGCCCATGTACCAGAGTAGCTCGTGTCGCAGTTGTACGCGAGGCAGTTGGTGAGTCTGTTGGCCGCGCCCGATCCGCAATGAAAACCAGCGGTGCAATTGACGGCGACGCAGTTTTCGAAGTAGTTAGTCTGAAAATTGGCCCCTACGAAGCCCAGGTTCCCGCCGTAGGCTAAGCATGCCCTGATCTTGTGGGGCGACTGGCTGTCCGGCGCGGTGGTTCTGATCGCTCCGCCCGTAGCGGTCGGATCGCTTTTGGCGATGCACCCGAACACCGTACTGAAGCGACCGCCCGCAGAAATGGCGAAGATCGACCCGGTAGTGGCCTTGGACACCGCCTCGATATGCTCGACGACGGTATACATGTTGACTATGCTAACGACAACCGCGCTGCCGTGATAGACCCAGAAGCCTGATCCCGGTGTGCCGTCGTGCCGATGCCCCTCCGCTACGGTAATTTTCAGGTAGCGTGTGGCGTCCGTGATGCTGCCGGCAATGATGACCGTATCGTTAAGCCCAAGCGGCCAGTCGTTGTAGCACTCAGCGACCCGCACCTCGTCAGCCGTGACCAGATCGCCCTCGTTGGCAGCCTCCCACGCCGACAACGTGGTGTAGTCGCCCCCACTTGCCCGGATGGTTTTGACTACGGTGGTAGTCATTTAGGCAACTGTGCCAGTCTGTCCGGTGACGACAATCAGGTGCTCATATAGAGCGAGCTTGATCGCCCCATACACATTGCACTCGCCGACCGGCATGGTATTGGCGATCTCATTGGCGCGGTTGATCGACGCCATGTAGTCGAGGCCGCCGATGACGGCAACCGCCTGTTTGACGCGGGCACCAGCAGCAAGCTGGGTGTAGCCAATCACCATCTCGCTGCGGTCGAGGTCAACGGCGAACGAGTCGATTTCCAGCGCATCGACCTGCGCGCTGATGGGCAGCGGTGTGTCCAGGTTAAGTGGCATGTTTCTTGTCCTTAATTTGGTCGAGCGTGATAGTAAGTGCGCCGTCCACGGCGGCATCCAGCAGTTCGGCGGGCACCCAGTAGCGGCGGCGGGTGATGCCTTCCGGGGGGTGCTCGCGCGTGTAGGCTGCGTAGAGCCGCGGGATGGCCCGGACGGCGGACGGCGCAAGTTCGGCGGCCGGAATCTCATGCGGCGCGTTCACCACGCCGTCGAGTGTTGCTCGGGGGATTCCTGGCAGGCTCGCCCGCACGAAGTCAGGTAGACCTTCCGCACTGCCCCACTCATGGCCGTCTTCCATCACCACCACGATGTCGCCCCGCTTGTAGCTGCGCGGCTCGGGTGTGGCGTCACGGTTGAGGATCAGAAGTTCGGCCATTACGGAGCCAGCTCACCAGCCAGCGGGCCGGACTGGATTTCGGTTTTGAGTGCGGTCGTCATGGCTTAGACCTGCTGCGGCTGCGGGATCGCGTAGGTCGGGTTGCTGTTCAGCGTCACCGGGTTGCCGCTGGTGATCGGCTGGTCGCTCGTCTCCGGCACGACGTAGAGCACCTTGCTGGCGACGGTATCGACAAAAGCCACGTGCATCCCTGCTGCGGCCGTCGCGTCCAGCGACATCAGTGCATTACCTGCCGCCTTGCCGGTGAGGGTGGCGGTCAGGGTGCGGGTCGCGCCGTCTGCGCCTGCGATGGCAAAGTCGCCCGTCACCAGTGCCGCCTCGGCGACCTTGTTGGCGCCGTTGACGGTCGCGTAGACGTTGCTGTAGGCGCTGATCAGGACGACCTTGTTGCAGGTGCTCTTGATGTAGGCGGGGCCGTTGTCAAGCACGTCGGCGTGGGCGTAAATGGTCATGGGTGTTTCCTTTCATCTTTTGGCTATTGGCGGGGGCGGACAGCGTCCGGGTGTCTGTTTTGCGGATCAATCCTGGTTTCCGGGGTCGGGATCGACGACCGGCGCGGCGCCGAACTGCAACCCCAGTTCGCCGGCCTTTTTGCGGAATTCGGCGATCTGGTTGAGCACGTCGGCGGGGTTGTTGCCGCGGCGGCGGATGCCTTCGAACTCGCTGGCCAGGCCCGTTTCGATCATTTTTTGCCAGCCCAGCGCCTCTTTCAGCGGATCGATCCACGGCATGGCCTGGGCAACATAGAGCGCGTCATTGTGGCTGCCGGCGACGACGTCGGCGGGAATGCGGACGACGCCGGATAGGTGGGCGGCCAGCACGAATTGTTCCCACACCGGCTGCACCACTTCGCCGACGAATTCGTCGCACAGGACGGCGTAGTGGATATATTGCTCGACCATCTCCTGGCGCTGGCTGGAGTAGGTGCCGGAATAGTCTTTGGAAATGCTGGAATAGCTGGCGCCGATGCCGGAGGCCGCGGCTTTGAGCTGGCCCTGGCGGAAGGTGACCAGGTTGGGGTTGGGGCGGCTGCTGTCGATGAGGCCGATTTCCTCGCCCACGGCCAGGTCGTCGATGATCATGCCGGGCTGGAATCTGATTTCGCGGCTGCCCTGCTTGGCGTCGGGGTCGTACAGGTCGGGCGTGCCGCGCTTGACGTAGGCGGTGAGCATGGCGGCGATCTTGGCGGCGACGCGCTCGGACTCCTCGTAGTCCTTGATGTCTTCCATCCGCGTGATGATGCTGGCGAATTCGGAGACGCCGCGCACCTGGCCGATGTGGTCGAGGGTGGCCAGATGCAGCACGCGCTCCCACGGGATGCGCTTGGTGTCGCTGCCGCCGGCGCCGTAGGGCGTGGCGATCTGGCCGGGGTTGGTTTTCAGCACATGGATCGCCAGCGGCTTGCCCCACATGTTGCGCTCGACGCCCTGGACGATGTTCTTTTTCTCGTCCGAGTAGTCCATCGGCACCAGCTCGGCCTCGAACGCCTCGAGCGAAAACGGCACGCGGGTGCCGTGGTCGATGTCGGGCCGCATGCCGGTGATCATCTGCGCGAACACCTCGCCGTCGCGTATCCACGCGCGCGCCATGGCGCGCTGCAGGCGCGACCACGGCATGCGCCCGGTCACGTCCGGCGCGCGGCACCAGTCGCGCCAGGCTTCGAGCAGGGCGGCGGCATATTCGCTGTGGATGGTGCCGTCGGCGCGGCGCGGCTGCGGCTCGATGCCGATGCCGTGCGCGCCAATCACGGCATTGACCAGCGTGCGCAGTGCGCCGCGCGCAAGGTCGTGGTTTTTGGTGAGGTGGCGCGCCTGCACCCGCACCGCCGCCGCGCCGCGCTGCACCTGCTCATTCTGCGAGCCGCGCTCGCGGTTGAACTTGCGCAGCCGGGTCGGCTCCGCCGCTTCGTAGCTGGCCAGCACCGAACGCGCCGCGCGGCGGCGGATGCCGGCCGCCGGGTCCATCCAGGCGACGAAGGCGTCGATGGGGTTTTTCATCGGGCGTCGCCGGACAGGTTGACGACGGAGTAATTCAGCCCGCCGTTGCCGGCCGCCGCGGCGGCCTCGCGGTTCACCTGCGCGGTCAGCTTGTCGATCTGCGCCCGCACGTCGGCCAGCGCCGCCATCTTCTGCGCGCGGCCTTCGGAGCTGACCTCCTGCGCCTGCAGGATGGCAAGTTCGGCGGCAAGGTAGGCGTCGAGGCGGGTTTGTGTGGTCATGGCGCGCGGCAGGCTGGGGAGTCGCCCCAACTTACCGCGCGCGTGTTCCAGCTTTTAGGGGCGGCGGTGGACTATTTCTATTGGTGTCCGCCGAAGAAATATCGAAATAGTGCTTGCGTGCTTTGTTTTGTGTGTATAATTCAACTTATGGGATGCAGGTTGCCTCCCTTCCGCGCCTCGGGAGATCAGGGGTAGGAGTCCAAAATGTCCAAGTCCATCACAGCCAACGTCCCCGCCCGCAAAATGACTTGGGGCGGCAAAGCCAAAACCTACCCAGCCTACTCGCGTACCTTCACCCAGGACGATCAAGGCCGCTGGAGTGAGGCCGAGATCGGCGCAATGAGCGAGGCAGAAGTCATCGACGTGTGCAAGGATGCCAGCAATTGGCAGGCGATCCAGCAGCAGCATTTCCCGATGTACGGTTTCCACTCTTAATAAGGGGCGGCCATGACCCACAATCAACGCGGCCGCATTACCGTCGATCTCGGCGGTAAATGGCGGCTATACACAAACACCCTGCCAGCCAACAGTCGCGCATTCGGCACCGTTACACGCGACATCGGCGACACGGGTGCCCTTGTCCGGATCGAGGCCAGCGGGATATATGTCCAGGTCAACGCGGGGGCGGCTCGATCGCTGCCGCAACTCAAGGTCGCGGCAGCGGTTACCGAAGCGCGGACCGGACAAGGCGGACCCGGACGCGGCCAGGGCGTCAAGGCCGCCGACGGGGCAACCGGACTCAATCGGCGCAACATCTCCATCGACGATGCGAGCGCGGACGTGCTTCGGCAGTTTGGCGGCGGCGATTTGTCGATGGGGATTCGGCGCGCTGCCGCACACATCAAAGCGATGACGGACTGAAAATGCCCGCGCCCTACTCCCCTCGCCTCACAATCTGATACACCATCGACTTCTTGATTCCATATTTTTTGCAGACATGCTTTAGGTTCTGCCCGTTGAACTCGCGGCGGATGGCTTCGTTACGCTGGGCGCGGGTGATGTGCCGCATGGCTGGCAGGTAGTATTCTGTTCCGCAGTGCCCATTTTCGTCGGCTTTGCATAACAGCTTGAAAGTCAGTTCGTCGGCGGCGAACTTGTTCATTCCGACAAAACCCTGCAGGGCTTCGCTGAGTACGTCTGAAATGCTGATCATGCTCATAGTCTGCTGCTCCAGTCTGATTTTGAGGCGATGGGTGCGGCGGTTGGTTTGGGGGCGGCGGCGGGCGCGGGTTGCGGGGCGGCGGCGGGCTGCGCGGCGGCCGGTTCAATTGTCAAGGATTGCTTGACAGTTGGCGCGCCCTGTCCCGGCCCGCCCGATTCCAGCACCTCCCGCGCCCGCGCGAACCAGCCGGGGTCGGGCTTGCCGTTTCTGAAGCGGCCGATGTTGACTTCCTTGTGCTGGCCGATGGCCCAGGCGCCGACGATGCCGTCGAGCGGTTCGTTGCGCTTGAAGCGCGCGCCCTTTTTCTGCTCGTAGCGCTTGGTCTCGGGGTTGTAGACCTCGGACAGCAAGCCGTCGAAGTAGTCGGTGGGCAGGCCGGCGGGGAAGCGGTAGCGGCGCGCTTCCACCGGCAGCGCGCCGTCGGCGACGAGGTGCCCGTAGAGGTAGTCCTTGCAGTGCTCGGTGCCGATGTTCCACACGCAGTAGCCGGTTTTGATGACTTTGCCGCGGCGGTCTTTGTCCGGGTAGCTGCCGGTGGTGGCGATGGCGCGGCCCATGCGCGAGGTGGAGCCCTGGCAGGCCAGCACCTTGACCTTGAGGTCGGCGCGCTGGACGAAGGTGCGCACCTGCTGCCCCCGGTGCCCCCGGCTGTCGACGCCGGCGGCGCGGATGGCGAGCGGGTTGCCCCAGGCGTTGAGGCGCGGCGCGTTGAGCCAGGCGGCGGCCTCGTCCCACACGCCGGGGCGCGCGGTGTCGCCCTGTATCTGGTGCCAGTCGATCAGCCTGTAGCCGCCTTCGTGCCAGCCGAGCAGGTGGCAGTCGAGCCAGCTGTCCTGGGTGTCGATGAAGGCGGTGAGCGCGACGACGCCGGGCGGGATCTGCATCAGATCGTGGTCGATCTCCATGCGCTTTTCGAGTTCGTTGGTCTTCAACGCGCTGGTCTTGTCTTCCCAGGTTTCGCCGAGGTCGGTGTTGATGAAGGTCTTGAGCTTGGCCGGGTCGTTTTTCGCGCCGATGAACTTGATCGCCAGGTCGAGCCACGACGGGCCGAGGCCGATCGGGGCATACAGTGCCGACACGTGGTAGCCGCGCCGGCGGATGGCGGGGAACTCGGGCACCCACTGCCCGCCGGCCAGCAGCGCGGGCTTGTGGTGCTCTTCGATCGCGTTGCCGCACTGGTCGTTGGCGCATTCGTACCACGCCGACGCCGGCGGCTTGGTGGCCTGATCCCACTTGAGGTTTTCCCACTTGAGCGGCTGCGCGAGACCGCAGGCCGGGCAGTGCACCTGGTAGCGGCGCTGGTCGCTGAGCTTGTATTCGCGCTCGATCAGGCTGGCTTCCCTGATCGTGGGGGTGGAGACCAGCATCAGCTTGTGGCGCGGGAACGATTTGCAGCGCCCGAACGCCAGCGACACCGGATCGCCCTCGTCGCCGATCTCGCCGGGGAAGCGGTCGAGGTCGTCCAGCAGCACCGCCCGCGCCGTCACCTGCGCGTAGCTGTTGGGCGAATTGCCGCCGGCCAGAAACAGGATGCCGCCCGGGAAGTCGATGCTGTCCTTGCTGTTGGCCGCGTCGCGGCTTTTCATGCCGCCCAGGATGTCGCGCACCACGCCGGATTCCTGCAACAAGGGGTTGAGCTTCTGCAGCTTCCACTTGTCGCGCGCCTCCAGCGTCGGCATGAACACCATCATCGGGCTGGGCGCGTGGTGCATGGTGTAGCCGATGGCGTTGACCATGGCCTCGGTCACCCCCACCTGGCTGGATTTCATCACCACGATCTCGCGCACCGGGTTGGTGGCGGAAAGGCAGTCCATGATCTCGCGCAGGATCGGGTTGCGCGACGTGCGCCAGCGGCCGGATTCTCCGGACTGCTTGCTGGATAGCATGCGGTGGCGGTCGGCCCAGTCGGACACGGTGAGGCGGTCGCGCGGCTTGGCGGCAGCCGCGATCTTGCGGTAGCAGTAGGCGGTGGCGTTGTGCATGCCGGGCATCAGGCGGGGAACGGCAGGCCGGTGGATTCGAGGACGGCGGTCTTGCCGGTGAACTGCTGCCAGCGGCGGACGGCCACGTCGACGTATTGCGGGGAGAGTTCCATCGCGTAGCAGCGGCGGCCGGTCTGCTCGGCGGCGATGATGGTGGTGCCCGAGCCGCTGAACGGCTCAAATATCAATCCAGGCTTGACCAGCTCAATCGCGCGGCGTGGAAGATTTACGGGGAAACATGCCTTATGGTTTTCTGCCTGCGAATTCGCATTCGCCACCTCCCAGCAGTTGCTGACTACCGATTCCAGGCCCAGGCGCTTGCCATCGGTGGAGAAAAGATATATCGGCTCCCAATCCCGCATGAGCGAGCCTTTGAATGGAATTGTTGACGATTTTTTCCAGCATATCTGCTCGATTAAATACGGCAGCCTGCCGCTGATTTGCTTGATGTATTCATATCTTGATTTGGCGTTGTAGCTCACGTTCCAAAAGATGAACCCATCGACAACTTCAAAGCATCTTTCCAGAACCAGCGCCGCGAATTCCACATAAGCGTCTGATTCGAGGTTGTCTTCATACCCTTCGGCATAGAGCTTTTTCTTTTTTTTGCCGTTGAAAATGTCGCCGTCGCCCGCGTCTGTATTCGCGTTATAGGGCGGAGAAGTGAAACACATGCCCGCCTTTTCGCCCTTCATCAGCAGCGCGATGCTTCCAGCATCCGTCGAATCGCCGCACATCACCCGATGCTTCCCCATCACCCACACGTCGCCCGGCTGCGTCACCACCACGGCCTGCGGCTCAGGCACGGCGTCGGCGTCTGTCTCGCCTTCCGGCGTGGCGTCGAGCCCGGCCAGCAGCGCGGCGATGTCGTCGTTCTCGAATCCGGTCAGCGACAGGTCAAAATCCATGCCCTGCAGGTCGCGAAGCTCCAGCGCGAGCATTTCGTCGTCCCACCCGGCATTGAGCGCGAGCTTGTTGTCGGCGATGACGTAGGCGCGGCGCTGCGCTTCGGACAGGTGCGCCAGGCGGATGCACGGCACTTCGGCCAGGCCGAGCTTGCGCGCGCCCAGCACGCGGCCGTGGCCGGCGATGAGGCCGCCGGCGCCGTCGATCAGCACCGGGTTGGTGAAGCCGAACTCGCGGATGGACGCGGCGATCTGCGCGACCTGTTCGTCGGAATGGGTGCGGCTGTTGCGCGCGTAGGGGATCAGTGTGTCGATGGGCAGGGTTTCGATCTGCATGGGTCAGGTCTCGGTGGGGGTGGCGTTGCGGCGGCGCATGGCGTCGGATATGGCCTCGAGCACGGACTCGGCGGCTTCCTCCAGCGCGGCGTGGGTTTCTTCCAGGGTGGTGAGCGGGTAGACGACGGGGGCGATGCGGCCGGCGAAGCTCTCCATGGCGCTGCGCAGGGTGGCGCCGAAGTCGTTGAGGACGAAGTCGACCACCTCCTTGTCGATGAGCTTGCCGGCGGTGCGGTCGCGCTCCATTTCGCGGATCTCGGCTTCGGCGGCCTTGATGCGCGCCTCGGCGACGGCGCGCACGCGGCGCGCCTTTTCCATGCTGAGGTCGGCGGCGGCTTGAGCGGTGTCGCCGCCTATGCGGCCCGTGGTGGCTTTTTCTCCGGCTTCCTGGGCGTGTCTATCGGATACGTCCGCGCGGCCGCCCTGAGTGCCGCCCAGCTGCGCCAGGCTGGCTTCCACGTCGACCTTGTCGCCGACCATGACGATGCGCCCGCTATCGGCCCAGCGCTTGACGGTGGAGCGGTTGACCGCGCGCCCCATGTGCGACTCCATGCGCCGGGCGAAATCGGCCTGCGTTTCGGTGGTCATCGCGCGCCCTCCTTCACCGGCCTGGGCAGGGTCATCTCGGACAGCAGCAACACGCGCGTGCCCGGCATGGCGGCGCTGCCGATGCTGTGCCCGCCCTCCGTTGCGTAAAACGCCGCCCCGCCCGCAACGCCGTTGCGGATGGCGGCGTTGATGCCGTCCGCGCCGAAGGCTTCGCGCAGTTCGTCGACCCAGGCGGCGACGGTGGGCATGGTTTGGCGCAGGGGTTTGGCGGCGGTCATGCTGCTTCAGTCTCCGGCAGAAAGGATGCGCCATGCTTCGGCGGCGCACTGCGGCACCTGTCCGTTGCCGATGGCTTTAAGTCGGTCCACCCGAGCGGCCACCCCATGAGCCACTCGACCCACGTCGGGTTCAGTTGCCCACCCGGCGCTTCGCCATTCCGCAGCAGCGCGCCCGGGATGTTGTTGTGCTTGATCTGCGACGGCGGCAGCGTGCAGTTCTTGCTGTCGTTCACCGTCGGCGTCGGCCATGTCTGGCGCGCGCTCAGTGCCTCGATCAGGGTTCCGCCCTCGCGCGATTTCCGCGGCGTGATGCGGCCGCCCTTGGTTCCGAGGCTCGCCGTCGGCGTCGGCCATGCCTTCGCCTTCACAGTTTGGGCAGCCATGAATTCCAAGCAGCTCGGCGTCGAATTCGTAGCCGCAGAACTGGCAACCATCACCTGAAGATGGCGCGGGCGATTGGACTTCTCCCAATCTGTCGGAGCCCCGTGTTTCGCAAGCGGGGCTGTTGGTGTCGGCCAGCGGGTCGGCGTGTTCACCATCTGCACCAGCGATTGGCCCGTCATGTTCTCCGTGATGCAGCCGCCCCTCGCCCCGTCCGTCGCCGACGGCGTGGCCCACAATCCATATCCGCTCGCGACGGTGGGGAGCGCCAACGTCATCCGCTCCCAGCACACCCCAGCGCGCATCGAACCCCATTTCGGCAAGGTCACCGAGGACCACGGCAAGGCCTCGACCCACAAGGAGCGGTGAGTTTTCCACGAAGACGAAGCGCGGTCGTACCTCACCGACGATTCGTGCCATTTCGCGCCACATACCGCTGCGCTCGCCGTCGATTCCGGCGCCCTTTCCGGCGGCGCTGATGTCCTGGCACGGGAAGCCGCCAGATACCACGTCAACAATTCCGCGCCAGGGCCGTCCGTCAAAGCTGCGAACGTCATCCCAAATCGGGAAAGGCGGGAGCAGGCCGTCATTCTGTCGGGCGAGCAGTACGCTCGCGGGGTAGGGCTCCCATTCGACGGCGCAAACGGTGCGCCATCCGAGCAGCCCCCCCCAAGTATTCCGCCACCAGCGCCTGCGAATAAAGCCAGCTCATTCATTGTTTCCTTCCTGTTTGTAAATCCACGGCAAAATCCACGGTCAATCCACCGCTTTTCGGCTGTAAACCCTTTAATCCACTCAATCCACGGCATCCACGGGTATGAATACACACGCGAGACAACACACGTTTGCGGAGTGGTGCCGCGATGCGTTCGCATGCGTATGTGCGCGGGGCGGCGTGGATGGCGTGGATTGAGTGGATTAAAGGGGTTGAGGGGGTGTTTGCCGTGGATTGCCCGTGGATTGCCCGTGGATTCATGACTGGCCACCCGTCGCGGCTTCGAACGCGAAAAAACACGCGGTGAGCCATTCGGCCTTGCTGCCGCACCGTTCGCGCGCCAGCCGGTGCTGGCTGCTGCTGGGCGGTGCGCGCTTGATGGCGTCGAGCATGGCGGCCTCGCCGGGGACAACCATCTTGCGGTTCCTGACGGTCTTGTCGATGAGGCTGACCCAGGTGGCGTCCGACTTGCCGGCTGTCCAGCCGCCCTGCTTGGCAAAGAAATTCATGAAGTGGTTGGCGGGCCGGGGACGGAATTCGCCCTGGCGCTTGCACCAGTCTTCGTAAACGCGATAGAGCGATGAGCCGAGACAGGGGCAGAACGGCACGGGATCGCCGTCGCGGCCCTCGACTTGCAGCTGCTGCCATTCACGCAGGAAGCGCTCTTCGCTGGACAGGCCTAGGTCGATCAGGTCCTGCTTGGCTTCGGTCATCGGCGGCTTGGTCCAGGGCTTGAAGTCGCCCAGGTCCAGGTTCAGCAGGTAGTGATGCAGGGCGGCGATGCCGCCGTTGTCGATTTCGTCGTTAACCTGCTCGAAGAAGTCTTCGTCGGGTTTGGGCGGGGTCCAGATCACCAGGTGGCGGCGGTCGTCGTTTTCCAGAATCATCGGCTGCCGCTCGTTCGACAGGAACACGATGTTCATGTGGTTTTTTTCGACGTGAGACGCGACGTTTTTGGGGTTGACGCGGATGGTGCTGCCGGTGATGAAGCCCTTGAGACGGTTCTTGACGTGGTACATCTCTGACTTGGCCATCACTTCGTCGCCCACGATGGCGAGCTTCTTTTCGGCCCAGTCGTTGAACTTGTCTTCCAGCGCGTCCTGCCCCAGCACCATGCCGTAGCTGCCGAATATCGACACCCACGCCTCGAAGAACCGGCTTTTCCCGGTGCCCTGCGGCCCGTGCACCACGATGGCGCTGTGCATCTTGGCGCCGCGATGCTGCAGCGGGTAAGCCATCCAGCACAGTCCCCAGTCGTAGATCGCGCGGGCGTTCGGGTCTTTGCTGCACAGGTAGAACCACAGATCGAGCAGCATCTGGCACGAACCTGCGCGCGGCGTGGTCGGCCAGCCGCCGAACATATTGCACTTGACGCCAGCGTCCTTTTCGGTGGGGTCGAAGCCGACCTCGGTGTCCCGCGCCACCCGCCAGCCGGGATGCTTCTTCAGATCGTCCCAGCCGTGCTGGGGCAGCAGGTTCAACACGTCATCCTTGTGCACCAGGCGCCGCTCAGCTTCGTCGAACAGCGCCTTGCCGCCGAGGCCATAGGTGCCCCAAAAGCGCGCCGCGGCTTCGTCGATGGTGAGACGCGGCGCCATGGCCACGCTTTCCCCGCCCCCCTCAATTAAGGAACCCCCACCCGCCGAGACTGGGGCGCGCGGCACCCACTCG